GGATTTGTTATCTCTCCGATACCATTTTTGATATTCGGATCCAGTGTAAATTTCTTTAAGACTTTTTGTGGATTTATTGTTTCAGATTTTTGTGAATATAAAGTGAAACTATGTGTTTCTAAAGTGGAAGTTGAAGATTCAAATTGAATACTATTTGAATCCAAATCCAAGAAACTTGGTGATGTGAAAAGTTTTATCTTTCTAGGATTGGCCGATGAAATCTTTACGTAATAAGATCCCTCCAACAGTCCTGTGAGAGGTGTCCCAGATGCCTTATATTCAATTTTTTCACCACTTATGAAAGGAACATCATTATCAAATAAAATGGAGGTATACAGTCCAGTTGCAACATCAAAATCCTCAAGACTTCCGGAAGTCGAAGAAATTATTGCTGTATTTAATCCTTTAGTTATTTGATAAGTGTAAAAATTAGTAAATCCATTTCCCCAAGATGGAAGTGAATTTGAAGCTACATATGCAAATTTTTCACCATCTAAGTAAACATTTTGAACATCAGAAATAATTGTATTATTTCCATATTTAAAATTAACAAGATCACTATTAGATCTATTAATTTTTCTCCTCAACTTATAATTAGAACTTGAGTTTGGAGAAAAAGAACTCAAATTTGCTATCGTTATAGATTTAGAATCTAAAGGTATATCAGAACTAATATATGGCAAATCCGAATTTGATGTTGGGTATACAACATTGTTGGTTGAAACATCAATAAACTCTACAAGATCCCCTTTTTTAAGTTGTGATCTATCGACTGATGCTTTTAATAGAATTGTTGCGCCACTAAATGTGGAGATATCTACGGAAGAACTAGTATTATAAATCCAAGAATTTGTAAATATTTCTTTATATGTTTTATTTTGCTCTGGATTTTTAACTAAACTACCAACATTTTTAACGGTTATGATCTGACCTTCATCAACAGAAATGGATTTTGATCTCTGGACAAAATTTGATAATACTCCTGTTAGTCTAAGAACTACTTTATTTTCTATATTTCCATTTTCATATGAAAAATAGGTGTCATCAGAAAAAATATTATCAGTAGCAGCAATATTCTGAGCAATTCCAGAACATCCTAAAAACTGATTTATACTTTTATCAGTATAAGTAATAACATTATTGCCAGAATATATTGTTCCCGTCTGACCAAATCCAATTGTTGAGTCTACTGATATTACAGATGAACCTGCATTTACATTTTCAAGAACTTTTGAGTTTGGAGTAATGATAAAATTGCCCTTAACATTACTGTTTTCGGCATATCCAACAAATAATCCTATTTTAAAATATTGTTTTAGATTTCTAGTAAATGATTCAACAGAAGATATTGAAGAGTTTGTTTCAGGATCTGTAGTTTTAACTAATGTTTGTCCGATTATTTTTGTTGGGTCACCACTTATTACTTCAGCTACACATATTTCTCTTCTAATAAATTCTGCATCTGAAGGTTTGATTAAGTAATCTTCAAGATTGATTATTTTAGGAGTTTCTCCATATAATACATTAAATAGTATTCTAAATGAATCATCAGTTCCTTTTGATTCATAAAAAGATCTAGATTCTTTTATAAAGTTTCCAACATCAATTTTTGAATCAAAAACTCTATTTTCAAATCCTGGAGTATATGTAGTCTTAAGTTTTTTGTAGAACTCATTTAAGAACAGAGAACTTAAATTTTGTATATTTGATTCTGATGTATGAGACGATGCTGTTGTTGTAGAAAATACTAATTCTTCTTCATTTAGATCTTGATTGTAACTAGTAATACCACTAAATCCACGAATACATCCAGTAAAACTATTTGTAGTAAGTCCAGTATATGTAATTACTTCATCATCAATTTTTAGTAAACCATACTGATTTGGAAATCCTTTAGTACTATAGACTGAGATAATATCATTACTTACATCAATATCTGCAGATAAAGTTGTTGATCCTATAACAACTTCTGGAGTAAGATTATCTACCTTTAAATATTGATCTAAATTTTCTACAATATCAACCGGACCTCCCTGATATTCTTGAGAGATATAATATTGCTTTAAAAAATCAATAGTTTTTGGACTTTCATCCAAAACAAACTCTGGTAGTTGATTTGAAACTATATCCTGAATCTTAATTCTAGATTCAATTCCGGTTTGTATCATATTACTCTCTGATTAAACTTCCGTTAGAATAGCTTGATGTGTAGAAATCTCTACTGAAGACAGTTCCAGATATTTCATCCCCAGAGGAAATAACATCTTTAATCATATTTATTTTAGTTTTTGAAAGATCAAAATTCAAATAAAGATCTTTCAAACCAATCACATCATTAGACTCTGGAAAAGCTTGTATTTCTATAACATTGTTAGGTTTTACAGTTGATACTATATTTACTGTTCCAAGATTTATTTCACCTTTTATGTAATCAACAGTTCCTGAAGATTTGGCAACAACCCTTATATTTCCATCTGGTAAATTTTTAACAATCGATATAATTCCAGTTTTTTTATCTGCATTTGGAATATCAGTTAGATAGACAATATCACTTTCTCCTGCAATTCTAAATCCTGTAGATTTGATATTCTTGCCATCTTCAGAAACATGAAATTGATTTCCGAAACATAATTCATATTGTGCAAATTGATTCAATAGAGCAAATAGATTTCTTCTTATTTTTACTCTTGTGATATTAGATGTAATTGAAGTGTCGGTATCATCAATTGTTCTAAGAATTTTACTATATCTAAATCTACCTCCAAACTTGTTCAGATCTGTAGATTTTGAATAATTTGTGAGTGAATTTGATATTTTTGCTCTTAAATCATTTGCTGTCGATACCATAGAATCATTATAATAAACAAATGAATCCAGTTCAACATATAAAAGTTTTAAGTCTACAATTTTTTGATTAATACCAGAGATTGAATATTGCTTTAGTTGTGATAAAATTTTTGTTTTATTGAAATCAGACACTAAAAAACCATTTTTTGGTTTAATTGAAATTTGTACTGTTCCAAATTCTGGAGGATTTAATTCTTCACCACCAACAACAGATACGGAATCTGTGTCAGAATATATTGTTTTTATAATTGATTCATAATCTCTTCCAGTAACTGCTCTGTTCTGTGAAGAATATATTCTTGGAGCAAAATACTTAATAGAATCTACTGATTCTATATCTCCACCATTACCAGACTTTTGTGATGTAGTGACTGAAAATGGTTGTGGAGCAACAGCATTCCCATTGCTGTCAACTACTCTTCCCGAGAATGAAAATCTGGAAGCATCATTCCCATCTTTTCCATCAGTAACAAGATAGTCTATAGTGATAATTTCACCACTTTCTAATTTTCTTCCTATTAATCCATCACCAAACAATAGTTCATATTTTTCATCTTGCACTTCTTGAAGTAAAAATATATAAGATGATCCAGTAACATTTGTAATATTATCAATCAATTTATATTGTAAACCTAATCCAGAATCACCTTCTTTTTTTACATATACTTTGATAGTAGATGTGTCTACAAAAGAATTATTGATTACGAACCTTTGATCCAATGAAGAATCTACTACAAATTGTTTTGTAAGAAATATTCCCTGTGATATCTCAACGTTATCAAAAGTAGCCGTTCTTTTATTTACGGGTGTTCCATCACTATTGAAATCAGTTATACTTGCAGTTTTTTGTATATCTTCTAATATTGAAAATGTGTAGGAAGTATCACTAGAACTTCCTACACAAACTAATCCTTTCTTTAATACTAATGTAGGTGATTCAGTCCCTTCAACATCTAATGTAAAACTCACAGATGCCTTTGCAGCAGTCCTCGACCGAGGAACATACCCAATGTTCCTTGCAAGAGATACAACGTTCTCACGGAGGGTTGCAGAGTCCAAGAAGGACTCATTCACAACCATGTTTGAATTGAATGCAGTTATATATGTGTTATATGCAAGAGTATCAATCAATACAGAAAAGTTTGAACCTTCAAAGTCAAATCCTGAAAAATCAGAATTTGCACGAAGATAACTTTTAATTGATTCTTTTATCTGATCGAAATCAAGATCTGTAAATTTTGTAAAAGGCATTTTATCTGGTTGCCTCTAAGAGGAATGAATATTCTTGTGTCGGAAACTCTTGCCCAATAATATCAAAATTGACAGAAACCTCAAATTCATTAAGATCTGGGTATGGTCTGACTGATACTTGTAAATTATCAACTCTTGGTTCGAAGTTTTGTATAGAAATCATAATTTGATCTTGAATTACAGATGCAGTACCAAAATCAACAAAATCAAATAAACTTCCCCGTATATCAGTTCCGAATAGTGAGTTGAAAAACTTTTCGGTAGGTATTGTCTGTACAATATTTCTTACCGATCTACGAATTGCTGCCTCATTTTTGAGAACAGGTAGATCTTTTGTAATAGGATGTGGATTAAAGGACAAACTAATGTCCTTAAATGCTCTAGATATCCTCCGAATGGCCATTGTTAAAGAGTTTTCTTAATTTTATTTATACTCTATTCCTGAAGATTGTTCTGACCTGCCTTTAAATCGTCGTGCATGATCTCTTGAAGCACTCTTTCTTCAGGATCATTCGTTTTTTTGGGTAATGACCAGTAATCTGTGGTCAAACTTGTTGTTCCCCACACTTCTTGCATATAATTTTTGTTTCTATCTACTGGTGAATTGCCCATTTTACTCCTATTTTGTTAGAATAGAACTTTTTGAGGGGTTCCTATCCCTATTTTATTTATTTTTCACCCTCTTCGGATGAATTTTCACGTTCTTGTGCGGTCTTCCAGAAATATTCGTCCTCACGTCCCATTCCAAGTCGTTCAAATCCATTTTCAACCTGATAATATTGAGTCGAAACCTTAAAATCAGGCATTTTTGGTTCGACAGGTGTCAAACTATTGTCAAAAATACGTAGTCTATTGTTTGGATACAGTGCATACTGCCCATTCTCAAGTTCAATCAGGTTATGAGACTTGTGTTCGGCAGGATTTTCACTGGT